CTGATCCAGTGCCATTTCAATCTGGATGGCGTTGCCCATGCTGGAGCCGCCCTTTTTCTTGGACTCCGCTACAGCCTTGGACGCGGTGGACTTGGCATCAAAATAATTAACCAGCAAAGGGCCGAGCGAGGCTACATCATCAACTGTCTTCGACGCCTGCTTGATCAGTTTTACTGCGGACTGAATACCGGCGAGCGCGCTTATCGGGTCGATCATGGCCAGAAAAGAATGATGATGTAACTACCCGCTATTACAAAGCAGGTAAGGCAGGCTGCGGCAATGAATGCTTCAGCCCAGTCCCACATGGTCAGGCAGGAGCGCTAGGCTCTTCTGGAGGGGTTTCTTCACCTACCTCTGTGACCACTTCTTCCACTGCGGGTGGGTAGGCATCTCCAACTTGCATACCTTCAGTCACATCTACGCACTGGGAAAGGATGTCGGGGTGGAAGCAGTCTTCAATACGATACCCAGCAATAGGGGTAAGGATTTCTGCAACAGTGCCGTTAACAATACGTGCTTTCATTTTTACCACTCCACAATCACTAAACCGCTACCACCTGCGCCGTTACTGCCACCACCACCACCGCCGGGAAATCCGCCAGCGCCTTGAATACCACCGCCGCCACCGTTAGCGCCGGGCTGTTGATAAGCACCACCGCCGCCCGTGCCAATGTAATCAATGCTACATAAAGTGTTTCCGGCTTGTGCTTGAACCGCTGTAGTGCCACTAGCAAAATAACCACCAGCGCCTGTTAAACCAGAACCGCCAGAGTTAGTGCCAGAAGCAGCACCGCCGCCAGAAGGCCCAGATTGTCCGGGGCCACCTGTACCTTGATATGCAAGGCCGCCAACACCAAACAAACTAGCAACACCACCACCGCCGTAACCAGACCAACCTGAACCGCCCTGATAGTTAATGTCTCCGCCAGTAGAAGTACCGCCAGCGCTTGGAGTGCTGGTACCAGCGCCTCCTGTAACAGAAAGGTAAGCGCCAAATGACGATGTGCCGCCAGAGGAAGTTCCACCACTTGCCCCGCCAGTACCAACTGTTACAGCAACAGAAGTAACACCAGAGCCAGCAAGGTTGTAAATTGTTTTGATACCAAAACCACCGCCACCTGCTCCGCCAGCCCCGCCAGCACCAAAGATACGGACACGAACATTGTTTACGCCTTCAGGCACAGTCCATGTACCAGAAGAAGCAAACACCTGAACAAATCCATTACCAAACACCCCCGTGATGGGGTTGTTGACTTGACTAACTAGAGTTGGGGTTGGCATTACACGCCTCCTGTCATTGTTATGTTACGACCTACGATTGTTCCTTTGGTGCCCTGAATCACCGTTCCAGTTGAATCAAAAGCTTGCGCTGTTGTAGCTGCGGGGTACTGTGAATTTAGTTGGGTGGTACCGTTCGTTTGTACAACACCTGTACCCCCCGCAGTAGCCGTTGTTACAGCCACACCCTTTAAAATATGTCCGTTGGCTTGTGAAGGGTAGTAGGCGGGTAAAGATGCTGTTGTGCTAGCTACGACAGAAGATGAATACGTTGCTGCCGCAGTATTCAAGATGAAAAAACAGGGGTATTGGCTGGTGTTTGCGTACGCAACTACTGTCTGGGAATCAAACGTAGAGCACATGCTTGGTATTGGACCGTCAAAACTCGTGTACTGCATTGGCGTGTTGGAGTTAAACGTAATGGCATTCGCCCCTATTCTGGAGGTTATGCTAGCTCCCGCTCCTGCGCAAAAAACCGCGTAAATATATGCGCCTGCGCCTCCTGCGCTTGAATCTAGTTTTAATACCGCAAAATTATTATTAGGCATTGTGCACATTGCATAAACACCATACGCCGGGGAAGCTCCCGTGTTAAAGGTGGGAATGTTATCTTTATTGCCGTAAGTATCCATAATCATGGGGTACGAGGAAGAGCTGCTGTCTAAGTAATATGACAAAGCAGTGCCGTTTGTAGCTACAGCTACAGTACAGCTTGAGTATGGGCCAGATGTCCCAGCACTATTGTACGAAGTTGTTGCGGTAGTGTAGTAGTTTGCGCCAACTACATTTTTATACCATTGAATTATAAGACCCGTAGTGCCGTTTTGTTGGTACCTAAACACAAAACCACCATCTGCTGTACCAGCCACAGCCGTACCAGTGTGTGAGTTAGATGCTGGTTGAATAAGCGTAGAGTACGCCGTTGCGTCACTGTTAAACACTTTGGCTACGGGGCCAAAGCTAGAATTCCAATATCCCAAGACAAACCTACCATTTGTCATGGCGGAAACATTAAATGTGTAAGATGAATTGGTTGTCAAATTAAAGCCATCCGTAACCAATGTGGTCGTTGAGACTAGTGTGTACGATGAATTGTAAATTTGTCCCGAAATTGTTGTAGATGAAGTAACGCCTAAACTGGTGCCGTTATAAACAACCAGTAAATTGCCGTTGGTTAACACGCACATTTTTACAATAAGGCCACCGCTATTGCCCGTGTAGGCAACAATTGTGTTTTGAAGTGTAGTGCCAGTTGGGTTGTAAATGTAAAGCGTTACAGGGTATGGGTTTGAACCCGTCGTAGCAATAACAATATCCCCGTTTGGCATTACACAAGTCACAACATTTTTTATTTGCGTTGAAGAAAGCTGTGTTGGATTAACCGTGCTGGTTGCAGTTAAAGATTGTGTTATTGTTCCGCTGGTAGAAGCCAAAAATGCTGCTGCGTTTGGGGTTGAATTTGCACGAGAATAAGCACTCACAGAATTGGAGGCTGATCCAACAACTTGTGACGCTGTTGTAAAGTTGCGCAAGGCATACGTAGACAGGTTTGCCTGCGTCATAGAAAGCGCTGTGTTTGTCGTTGCCGTAATAAACGCAACATTACTAGCCATCTCTACAATGGATGTAAAGTAGCTGCCATTTTGCGCAGCAGTAGAAACGTTTGCGCTAAAGTTGTTGCGGTCACTGGACAAACTACTTCCAGCGGCGTTATAAAAATTATATACAAGATACCGCTGTGTCCCAGTATCCCATGCAGCCACAAAACCACCTGCAGACAATGCTTTAACACAGCATGTGTACGCTGTAGTCCCAGAAACAAGCGTGTCTAAAATAAGACTGTTGCTGGAGTTTAAAATTCTGATAATGGGAAAATTGCTTGAGCTAAGATAAATAAAGGCTACAGAATTGTTTGTAAGCGCGGTCATGTCCAAATGACCATTACTGGAATTAGCGTTATAGCTACCAATTAAACTCTGTAATTTAGCTTGTCCGCTATTTGTTCCTAATTCAGATATTGGAACCCTTGCATTATTAAACTCACCATCTCCTGTATAACTTCTACCGATCACACTACCAGTTTGGAAGTATAATCTTAATGCATCCTCTGGATTGTATGCTGCTCCAGTACCTAAATCAACCTCGTTAATACCATCGGCATCAATAAATACCCCATCAGGTACTACTCTAGCCAATACTTGCTGCATCTTAAGGTGAATTACTTGAATCAAGTCGGCAAATGGAATCATCCTTTTCACCAATGACTCAATAGCTCCCTTATACATTCTTGGAGCAACTGCTACATAGTTAGGAATAGCGTGTTGTGTTGCTGATTTAGGGCGTACCATATTCTTAGATAGCTCCCACTTCAACATAATATTTGTGCCAGCAACCATAATCCCATCATACCAAACATCGATAACCTTCTCAACCTTCTCGAAGTTTCCTTCATCCATCATCTCTTGCGGAGGATTGAACGTATCATCCTTAGGTATCATTTTCTCAGTACCGTTCTCTAGCTTCTTTTTCTTGTATACAATTTTCTTTGTGGTCTTGTAGTTAAAGTAAAGTAATGTAGCAGATTCTCTACTAAATAAACTATTATTCAACTGTGCCAATCCATACTGACTATTCCAAGCCTCTCCGTACTTAGATATCTCTCCTAACTGCTCTAGTGTAAGTGTAGGATCGATCTTCATAAGTTCAGTTGTATGCACTGTCTTAACTTCTCCCCAATAAAAACAATCGTTAAAGTACGGGTTCTCTGTATAGCTATAGATAACATTAGCTGGATCCACGTACTCAATTCTAACACCGTCTCCAAGTAGGAACATGTGCTTGGCCATACCAACTCCTAGAGTAGCTATATCCAAATCAACACTCTTACGGATGTCGTTATACTTATTATCGTCAAATATTGTGTTAATTGCTTGTTCTTCAGCTATTTCAATAGCTGGCTTGTAGTTTATCTGCATAAACAATGACAGCTCATCGTCTGTCTCTGGAAGTTCCTCTGGAGGAGGGTCGAATGCATCGATTCCGAACTGCCCCTTTACCTGAAGAAGTAAGTCCTTTGCGGCCATATCAGTCTGAACTGCCTGCTGGAATTTATTTCGTCTGTCAGTTGACATAGCGTCCTGCGCGTATGCCTTAACCTTAAACATTCTGTCCGTCATTCCATTAACTACAATGTCAAGGAACTTAGGTATAATTGGAACAGGTGTCCAGTCTAAGTTTAGGTGACTTAAATCCCCATCCACAGATAACTCGTTCTTGTACTTACCAACTGACTGTTCACCACGAGCATATAGACGTAATCTATGAAAATTAGAACGTTGATCGTAAAATCTACACCCATGGCTATCCTTCTTAAACCACTCATATTGAATGCTTTGCCCAACTTGTAAACCATACTCAACAGATTCTTTTTCCTTATCAGTAGCAAATTGGTCTGGGAAGCTAATTGGATTAATCTTAATACTTACGTCCTTCATTTATCTTATTATTTCGCTATGCGTTCCGCTATTATTATACTTTGCAAAGTTAAAGATAATTTTCGATTCTTTTTTGACTTGCGTATACACATTTTTTTGGTTAGCCATTATAGCTAATCCTGAGCTAATTGCAGCATCAAACTTCGTTCTATTATTTATATCAAACCTTGACCACTCGTTAATTGTACGTGTGAAGTACATTGAACCCATCTCATCAGAGTCTCTATAAGTACCCTCCAAGTCAAGTCCTACATACTTCTCAATATATGACTCAATCGCAGACGCGTGAGACTGCTTAACATCTTCAGAAGAGTTAGGAATGCCTCCAAGCTCTTTCTCTGTCTTAGAAAGGTTATTATAATGCTTATCTGGCCTATTCATAGAAAATCCTCTATAACCCCTGTTCTTGAAATGATACAGTAGCCTAGGTTTGTTATTCTCAACCAAGATAGGCATACCGTAAAACACACAGGCCATCAATACTTCCTCAAAGAATATCTCTGCCGTCTGTGGTCTTGCAATGTACTCCAAGAAGAAGTGATTACTTGGCGCATTATCCATATTGAACTTGGTAAGACCGTGAAGAGAACCATTAGATCCTCCGCCACCTACAGTACCTGATATATCGTATGGGTCACATCCAAATGCGCCAATATGATCATTCCCAGGATACTTCATTCCGTTCTTATTAATGATAGCATTCTGTAGATTACGCTCTGGTATCCATGACACATTGAACCTGCCTCTTGGATCTGGAGTCCATACCACCTTGGTATCCTTCTCTCCGTTTAACCAACTGAACGAACCTCGAGTAAGCACCCTGTCCTTTATTAATGAGTCATTATAGTCGATCTGCTGATAAATCTTTGTTAGGTTAAATATAGATGACTTGCTCTCGTCCCTGAAGGCGTGAGACTCTGTCCTTGAGAACTGTCTATAGAACTCGTTAAGAGCATCAGCATCACTCTTCAATGAAGCAACCTCGTTCTCCCAATAATCAATAGCACCATTAGAGATCATCTGTCCATCAATACCCATCACTGGCTTTACTGGCTTTCTGAATACTGGCATTCCATATCTGTCTATGTATCCCTCGAAGTTCCACTCCATTGGTATATACAAAGAGTACATACCAGACTTTGTCTGACCATTGGCATTACGTGTGCTTACATTTGATTCTTCGTATAGTTTCTTAAAGTTAGCCCCTCCCTTTTCAAGCGCGTTAGGTGTTGAACCCATCATACACTTTCCAATAATCTTAGAACCTAATCTAAGACAAGTCTTTGTTACACGCCAGTTATTTAAGATATTATCTGGCTTAATCCATTTACCGCTCTCGTCATGTACGAGCAGAAGAAGCTTCTCACCATCATAACTATTATCCGCAGTATTCTTCCAGTCAATTGTAGTATCAAGACCTCTTATATCAGAATCTGCATCTTCATACATATTCTTCTTGGTAATCTTAGCCGCAGGAACTCTAAATGCTAGTTCTGTCTTTGGCTTATCCATACCGTCTTGAATAGGCTTGAAGAAGAATGGGTAGTTACTTATAATCGGAACCACCTTGTTAGTAAACATTGTCTTAGCATCATTACCAGTCTTTGACAGTATACCAAGCCTTGCATCCTTGGCAAGTGTTCCTGTATTTGATAACTCATTAGATCCCATAAACGAGAATCCAGAACGTCTAATCTTTAGGTATACCATTCCAAATGAACGGTTATCGGCTTTACAGGCTTCCCAAAATATAAAGTATATCCTATTCGCCTCTCGGTAGTCTGGCAGTCCAACATCAATCTTTGTCCACTGTAGGTACATGTAATGAGATCCTGTAATATAGGTCTTGACTCCATTATTCATAAAGAAAAATCCGTGGTCTCTCCTATCAAACTCTCCCTCTATATAGTCAACCCACTCATCCTTAAAATTCTTAGGCATAGTATGCCAATTGAATATAGTCTTGATATTACTAAGTTCCCTTGGATACTCAGATGGTTGCCAATACTGATTCTCTTTCTTGCTATCTCTTTTGTAAACATCTTCTGGTGTTGATGGTAGCGCGACTAGTAATCCGCTAATGTTATAAATATCTCCAATGGTTCCATCCTTAGATATAACCACCATATCATACTTCTCATTATAGCCGTACTCCCAAGTCTTGCTCTTGTTCTTTACTACAATAACACTCTTAGGTATATGGTCTTGGACTATCCTGTATATGCTATTTTGATCTTCGTTCTGCAAATCCTTGTACTTTAGGTTCGGTTTTTACAACGGATTCATCAATTAGTTTCTCTTGCTCTAGCTCTATCCTATTTAGAATATGAAAGGCATCTTCGATTGCTAAACGTTTTGTAGAGGCAGCATTCTTAAGTTTGTCAGCAGATAAATCATCATCACCCCCTCTTATTATAGTGTCTTCGGCAATTTTAATTAACTCATCCACTGCCTTATAACCAGCCGCAATAATTCTTTCTTTAATTGAATTTAATTCCATTTTAATGTAATATTTTTAGTAAGCATTCTGTATAGCTTCTCATCATTTATGTAAAATGGGTACTCACTATTTGGCTCAAACGAAATCTCATTTCCAATACTTAGACCTAGGTCTAGTAACTCTTGATTTATATACTCTATTGTTCCAATTAAGGGCTCCTCTAGTGTATTCTTGTGAATGATCGAGTTCCTTGTCTTAATTGGTTTTACAAAGCAGTACTTAGAGTGAGCACTCCATTTATTATCGTGAAAGTACATAAAGAACTGTTCATTATCTACCATAAATAAGTTGTCCTTGAGATAGCTTGCGCCACTCTTTTCATTCCCTTTCATATCGTAATATAACTTGAACACGTTATGATGCACGAGAAGCAAATCCCCTACTATTATATCACCCTTGTATCCAATAGGAGTAGAGACCACTACACCTAGTCTATTAGACACGGTATGGTCTTCTTGAGATGTACTCACGACTAAATCAATTCCTCCTATACTCTTGGTGTTATTATACCGCTTACCATCTAATGGTTTTACGATAAAGCAATAAGGAGATTTCATTTAGAAGTTTATATTGTACTCTACAGAAACTGGAATGTTAGAATTAAATTCCTTCCATAGAATAGTCTCATCAGATTCGTTCTCTATCCATACCTGAAAACTACACTTAGACTCGTTGAAGAATATAAGGTGTATCTTATGAGAACCTCCAAGAACTTCTTGTCCCTGGAGATAACTCATAGCATTTTTGTAGTCTGGACCTACTGATATTTTACGGATGTCCATTAGTTATATACTTTAATCTCAATCATAGATCTATCAAAGCCATCTACTAGGATACCTTCAAATGTATATTGAGAAAGTAAAATACCATCTCCATAATAATGGTAATCATATTTTATAGTTTGATAATGAGTAGAATAATTTGACACCTGACAAAAACCTATAGTTTTATCTTGAGTTAATAATCCTTCTGTATTAGCTAAATAAACTCCGTCTTGAACACGAGTCCAAGTAACATCTCCAATATCATTATATAATACTGTAGCTACTGGATCTAATATCCCAGATTGTGTCAGCAAACAAACATAAGATTTATAAGGGGTTAAGGAAAGTATATCACTAATCCTAAAATTCTTTGTTTCATTTTGAGATCCTATATCTGTACCTATTAATAGGTCATCGTCTGTAGGAATTGAAATTACTGGATATTCACTAATCTTGGTCATTTATTTCTCCTGTTTGTAAGTTTACACTTACCTTACCATAATTTTCAAGTAGTAAGGCCTCTAGTTCTTGATACTCTTTAGACAGACCGTCTAAATCAATAAATAATTTTCGCTTTAATAGTTCAGCATCAGCAATATTTAATTTTGTTTCATTAAATTTCTTGCGCAATGTCTGCAAATTTTCTAATTCTTCTGTAGTAACTTTTTTCATTTTATTTATTTTTTTTACAAAGATACTAAATTATTATTAAATGGCGGAGGAAGTGTTATACTTACAGGATTTATTTGGAAATCTATATTTGCTTCTAGTTGCAACTGCATTGCAGGTACATCTAGTATTGATTCTAACCAACCAACTACCTGGTCTTTAGTTAAATCTGCATACGGAGTAAAACCTTCTTCTGTAGGTAATGGCAATGGCGTTGCCCCATAAGTATCAGCGAAGTATTCTTCGCTTGTTGCGTTGTATCTCCAATTAATTAATATTACAATATCTATTAAATTGTCCTCTTTTACTTTACATTCCATTGATGAAATAATCCAATCAAATTTTGTCATTTTGTTTTTGTTTTGTTATTAACCTATGTATGTCCATCCTGTTGATTTATTTATATAAATCCCCTCTATTGTATCTGTGCAATAAACGCATAAACCAACTGCTGGAGACGCTATTGCTATTCTTTGTGCATTTGTCATTCTTGGAGGTAGAAAACCTTTTGTAGTACTATCAGCTTGTAATATTGCAGAAGCATTTAAAACTGTATTGTTAATTACTACGCTATTCAAAGAAGATAATCCTTGAACCCTTTGTGTACCGTTAATATCAAGTTTATAACCGTTATCTGTAAACGTACCACCATTTTGTATTAAAATATTTCTAGTACTATTAAACATTCTAAATCCTTCAGTACCTCCAG